AAAGCAAGTGCAGACCTAGCAGCAGAGCAAGGTGCACCAAGCGGCAACATGGAAACAAAATACGGACACGGCATCACTCCTAATCAAACATACAAAGCAGACGTAGACGAACTAATCAAGCATAGAGAACGTCAAGACTGGAAAGGCTTGCGTAAACAACTGAAACAAACAGGCATCCGTAACTCAACACTAATGGCACTTATGCCAAGTGAAACAAGTGCGCAGATTGCAAATGCAACCAACGGCATTGAGCCTCCACGTAGTTTGATTAGTGTGAAGCAATCAAAGCATGGCGTACTAAAGCAAGTTGTTCCTGAGTTCAAGCGTTTAAAAAACAAGTATGACCTACTGTGGGATCAACAGTCTCCAGAAGGTTACTTGAAGATTATGGCAGTATTACAGAAGTATATTGATCAAGGCATTAGTATTAACACAAGTTACAATCCAATCTTCTTTGATGACGAAAAGATTCCAATGAGTACAATGCTACAACACATGTTGATGTTTTACAAGTATGGAGGCAAACAGTTGTATTACTTTAACACTAATGACGGGCAAGGCGAACTTGATATTAGTAAGCTAATGGGAGACCATGCTTTACCAGAACTAGAGCAAGCAGTAGTTGATGATGAAGATTGCGAAAGTTGCACAATATAAAACTTGACATGCTATTCGTAGCATGTTATAAACACATGAAGATAACATATTAAGGGAAACACACAGATGAGCGTCTTTGACACAGCAAACAAAGCAGACCATACCAAGGTTACTGCATTTTTAGACCCAACCGGCGGTCCTACAATTCAGCGTTACGATACGCTAAAGTATAAAAGTTTTGACAGCCTAACTGACAAACAGCTAGGATTCTTTTGGCGACCTGAAGAAGTAGACATCTATCAAGATGCAAAGGACTTTAAGGGTCTTAGTGAGCACGAGCGTCACATCTTTACAAGTAACTTAAAACGTCAAATCCTACTAGACAGTGTGCAAGGTCGTGCGCCAGTAGAAGCGTTTGCTCCTATTGTAAGTTTACCCGAGATTGAGAACTGGATCCAAACATGGACGTTCAGTGAAACAATCCATTCACGTTCTTATACACATATTATCCGTAATGTGTACAGCAACCCTAGTAAAATCTTTGACGAGATGATGAACATTGAAGAGATTGTAGATTGTGCTGGTGACATTTCAAAGTACTACGATGACTTGATCGAACAGAGCAGTTGGTATAATCTATTAGGTGAAGGCACACATACAGTTAATGGTAAAAAGATTAAAGTTGATCTTTATGAGCTAAAGAAACTTTTGTGGCTTACACTAATGAGTGTTAATATCCTTGAAGGTGTGCGTTTTTATGTGAGCTTTGCATGTAGCTGGGCGTTTGCAGAGATGAAGCAAATGGAAGGCAATGCTAAGATTATTAAACTTATTGCCCGTGACGAGAACTTGCACCTAGCAAGTACACAGATGCTGTTGAAGATTCTCAAAACAGATGATCCTGTGTTCGAACAGATTGCAAAAGAAACAGAACAAGAATGTATTGATATGTTTGTTGATGCAGTTGATCAAGAGAAAGCATGGGCAGACTATTTGTTCAAAGACGGATCAATGATTGGGTTGAATACACAGTTGTTGAGCGATTATATTGAATGGATTTGCACACGCAGAATGACTAACGTAAATCTTAAAAGCCCATACAGTGTAAAGTCAAATCCTTTGCCGTGGACACAGAAATGGATCTCGGGTGCAGATGTACAAGTTGCTCCACAAGAAACTGAAATCACAAGTTATGTTAGCGGCGGTACAAAGCAAGATGTTGCAGCAGACACATTCAAAGGCTTTTCGTTATGATAGAAATATATGGCAAAACACAATGCCCGTTCTGTGATAGAGCAAAAGCGTTGTGTGAAAGTCGTCAGTACGAATACAAATACTATCAACTCAACGAAGACTTTACACGTGAACAAGTATTAGAAATGTTCCCAGGAGCTCGCACTTTTCCACAAATCAAAGTAGGTGGCAAAAGCATTGGCGGCTGGGATAAGTTTCCACAGTATTTAGAAGAAACAGGTTACAACGGAACAGGACACTCATTATGATTATTGAAGCACCGTACAAAGCAACAGACACCATTACTATTAGAACTACAGCAGGCGAAGAGATTGTAGGCAGATTTGTAGAAGAAGATGCTACCAGTATCAAAATCACCAAGCCACTAGCACTACAAGCAAGTCAGCAAGGCATTGGACTAGGTCCTTGGGTGTTTACTGTAGATCCTGCCAGCACTATCAAACTAAATAAAAGTGCAATAGTTTTTGTACACAAGACTGAAAAAGATATGGCCAGTCAATATGTGCAAGCAACTACAGGATTAGCAGTAGTTTAGGAGTATAGATGCCAGGATTAGCATACAAGGACGGAAAAAGCAGTGTTGCTTGTACCGACGGTGTTAGAGGAAAAGTATGTCGACGAGCCGGCGATCCTCCAGTACCTGTTGCTTGGAACTGGGATGCTAATACAACACAGTCGAGCAATGTTGGCAGTGGCAATGTTTTTGTTAACAACATAGGCGTTGTTAGAAAAGACGATGTTATGAAAAGTCACCCACACGGAGATCCTTGTACAGCAGGTCCTGTAAACCATTCACCGCCATTGGATACATATTCGCCAAATGTTTATGCAAATAATAAACAAATAGGGCGCATTGGCGATCACTATGACGGTGACGGTACCTCTCAAACACACGAAATAACCTCTGGTAGTTCTAACGTTTTTGCCAACTAATATGATTAAGGCTTGACAGTTTGTTTACCTTGTGTTAATATAAAACATAACAAAGGCAAATAGAAAGAGGCATGTATGGAAAAGATTATTGTAACAGACTGCGATGGAGTCTTACTTAACTGGGAATATGCGTTTTGTGCTTGGATGACACAACACGGGTATACTGAAATCGAAGATGGTAATAAAGAATACAACATTGGTAAACGATTTGGTATTACTCTAGAAGAAGCTATCAAACAAGTTGTAATATTTAATGAGAGTGCTGCAATGGCATTCCTTCCAGCACTACGTGATGCACGTTATTATGTGAAACGACTACACGAAGAACACGGCTATGTGTTCCATTGTGTCACTAGCATGAGTCTTGATCCTAATGCCAAGAAGCTACGTCAAATGAACTTGGACAAGTTATTTGGTCCAACAGCATTTCCAGTACTAGAGTGTTTGGATACAGGTGCAGACAAAGACGAAGCACTTGAGAAGTATCGTGACACTGGTTACTATTGGATCGAAGACAAGTTTTCAAATGCTGTTGCAGGACAGAAAGTAGGCATGCGACCAATACTTATTGAACACGGATGGAATATGAATGATACTATTCCGGATAACATGAAGAAAGTAGTCAACTGGAAAGAACTATACGAGTACATTATAGGTGTCTGAGTTGAGCGAAATACATGACGCAATGAAAGTTGCATTTGCAACTTACGTTAAAGAATCAGAAAAGTTTGAACAAGAAGGTGTGAAAGTAAGTGCTGTTCGTGCCCGTCAAGCTCTCAATGATTTAAAAACGTTAATAACAGAGCGTAGAAAAGAAATACAAGATCAAAAGTTAAAAACATGAGCGAAAAACAATACCTAAATAACATTGCTGACAAAGTTTCTTTGTATGTACAAGCAAAACAAAACGCTATTGATTTCTTAGTAAAGAAAGAAATAAAAAATCGTAATAGTATTCAAAACTGTTTGATTATGAGTCAAATATGGACTGCTTCTCAGATAGATGATAACATCACGTTGAATGATATTATGATATATCTTGGTAACACTGAGTCAGCAGATGATGATCTTGATATGAAAGAAGTAATACTTGACGATGACATGAAGCATCTTACTCTCAACGAAATATTAGAAGTAGCATTAGAAAACGATGATCGTATTTAATATTGGTCGTGCAACTATCAGTGTCTGTGAAGATACTGCAAGATGTGCAGTAGATAACATACAACATGATGATGTAACATTAGTTGCTGATTTCTGTGATAAAAATAACTATGTAGTAGATGTAATACACGGAGATATCACAGCAGCAGAAAATCTAAAATATTACACAGCAGGTGATATACTTACTCGTAATGACTTCCTCAAAAAACATATTGAAAGTCAATACTGTTGATTATCAAAGCTAGGAACGCATTGCTAAAAAAAGGTCCATACTGTCTTGATTTTAAGAATAGTAAAGATCTTTTTACTATTGATTACTATGATGAGAATGAGTTTTTGTATCAAATAGAGTGCGACATTAATCGTGCTAACCAAATATACAAGCAATCTATATACGAAGGCTTTTATGAACAGTGTTAGCGTCAACATTTCTGCCGAGGTATAAATACCAATATGATAGAGCATAAAGAAGCATATAGATTGTTTTGGATGGTAAAAGGCCATATTCCAGAGAGTGATGCTACAGCATTTCAATCAGCAGATAGCTACTTTAAAAGATTATGGGTCGACGGTTGCAATGGGGCTCCGTTATGTGATTATGAAGAAGGTTTTGAACAAGCATATAATAGGAGATTCCACAATGGAACCAAAAGGAATAATGTCACTGAGTGACGAAGACTTACAATGCCTAGAAAAAATAGTTTCTACAAAGTTTACAGAAGCATGTGACTATGCAAAAACATTTGATACAAAAAACAGATGGCATTCAAATATTAAATCAAATCAGTTGCTTAGAATAATGAATGCTATTAGAGCTACAAAAACAGTACGAAAAATAAAAGACCAACGATGGTAAATTGTTCTTGACAAACCTACAAATATAGTATATAAATAAACTGTTAGCGTTGAAGCAACGTAGACACATACTGGACCCCGGGGCAGTACCGGGCTACTCCACCATAAGCACACTGTTTCTAGGGTCTGACCCGCGAAATCGCCTTTAAGGGTTCTTTGAGCCTCGTGGTTGGCAGTGTGTTTTTGATGGGGTAGAACTAGGATCGACAGGTGTGAAAGTGAAGTGGAGTTAACCGGATGACTGCGTTATTGGTCAACATTTCTAAATGCAAACGCAAATAGAGCGCCAGAAATGGCACTAGCAGCCTAAGGGTATGTGGGGGCGGGTACTGCCTAGCAACAGAAGTGCCACTTTAAACTTTGACACAAAGGACATTTAATGAAATATGTGATTGACATCGACGGAACTATTTGTCAAGAGGTTTACTTTATGGATGGTAGTGGTAAAAAAGACTATGCTAATCATATTCCAATGCCAGAGCGCATTGCACGAGTAAACGCATTATACGATGCAGGACACACAATAAAATATATGACAGCACGTGGCTGTGTAAGCGGTGTAGATTATTACGAACTTACATACAAGCAACTTATGGACTGGGGCGCAAAGCATCACGAACTAAGCGTAGGCGAAAAAGAAAACTACGATGTGTGGATTGACGACAAAGCGTTTTGGAGTGAAAACTTCTTCCGTGAAACAGGAGAGTCATATGAGTGATCCAAGATTTATTGCAGCAATGGATCACAGTGGTGGTTCAACTGGAGGCGTACTAGAACGCTACGGACAAGAATACACAGAAGAAAACAAGATGGAGAAAGTTCATGCTATGCGTCTTAGAATGGTCAACAGTCCTGACTTCAACGATGAAAACATCTGGGGAGCAATCCTCTACCAAGACACAGTCACCCGTGGCATGGTTAACGTCTTGGATGAAAAAGGCATTGACACGTTCCTAAAGATCGACAGTGGATGTGATGAAGATGGAACACTCAAACAGTTTCCAGTAAAGCAGATGTTGGAGTTTGCTACAAACGGCATTGGTCCTAAGATTTATGGTACAAAGATGCGTAGCATTGTTAAAGGTGTCGGCATGGTACATCCTGTACTCAAACAACAGTTTACACTTGCTCGTACTATTTGTGACTACGGTCTTGTACCAATCATTGAGCCTGAAA